CTGATTAACGGTGCTAAGATTTATGTACGTGGTGCTGATAGACCTGATACGCTTCGTGGTGTTTCTCTCACATTCGTAGTATTGGATGAGGTTGCTGACATCAAAGCGGACACATGGGAGAAAGTATTACGTGCTGCTCTATCTGATAAGAAGGGTAATGCCTTATTCATCGGTACACCAAAAGGACGTAACTGGTTCTACGATATGTACAACCTAGGTCTTGATGATCCGGATGAAGAATGGAAGTCATGGCACTTTACCACTAAGGACAATCCACTGATTGATCCTAAAGAGATTGAAGGTGCGAGGAAGACATTAAGTAGTTTTGCTTTTAAGCAAGAATACGAAGCTTCTTTTGATAATGCAGGCACAGACCTGTTTAAAGAGAAGTGGTTAAAGTACGGACAAGAACCTAGTGGTGGTGTTTGGTATATGGCAATGGATATCTCAGGTTTTAAGAATGAGAACTACTCCCAGTCACGTCAGAACAAACTAGATAAATCTGCCTTTGCTTTAGTCAAGGTATTAGATGATGGTACTTGGTTTGTGGATAAGATTGAGTCAGGACGATGGGATACCAAAGAGACTGCTCAACGCATTGTAAAGAACTTAAAAGAGTATCAACCAGTAGGTGCAGGATTAGAACGAGGTACAAGTAGAAATGCTGTGATGCCTTATCTAACAGATTGTATGCGTCAGAACAACGTCTACGCACATATCACTGACTTGACTCATGGTGGTAAGCAAAAGACGGAACGAATTGTTTGGGCACTACAGGGACGATTCGAGCATGGTAAGATTATATTAAACGAAGATGAAGATTGGGAAGAGTTCAAGGATCAGTTGTTAATGTTCCCTACATCTCAAGTTCATGATGACTTAGTGGATGCTTTGTCTTTCGTTGATCAGTTAGCAGTCACTACTTATTTTACAGATGATGATAGTGACGGTGTTGAACCTTTAGATTGGGTGAGTGGATACTAATGTTAAAAATTGTAAAGAACATCTTCGGTATTGATCCTATGGACATGCTTCAAGGATTAAAACAAACTAACCCACTAGAAGGTGGTATGTTCCCTGATCTGACTCCTAAGATGATGATTGGTGAGACAGGGCTAAGAAACTTAGAAGCAGCCGGAATGCCTCAATCTTTAGCAGCCGATGATCTAGCATTCGCTAAACGTGACTTTGATGAACTAGGTGCTGACCAGTTTGCAAGAACAGACTGGCTTGGTAAAGGTGTTGAGATTGATGTCAATGCTGACAAAGCAATGTACGAGATCCCTGACGATGAAGTACGTTTGCTTAAAGGTAAAGATCCTTCAAAGATTAAAGGTGACGTTGGCTTCCTAGAACTCTACAAGGCTGACTTACTAGAGAATGCTTATCCTGACATCGGTGATATTCGATTACGATTCATTGATGAACCTGACTCAAACACAGCAGGCGGCTATGATCCAGTAAAGAACATATTAGTTATTAATCGTGATCATAACTACGTTAAACAAAACGGTTTAAAGAAAACAATTCTCCACGAAATACAACACTTCGTTCAAGCTAAAGAAGGACTCACGTTTGGTGATAGCTTTGCTATGCGACTGGCTGAAGAAGAAGACTATATCTTAGGTGCAGAAGCTCTTAAGAAATCCCTAGATAATAACATGGTACGTAACGACATCGTTAAGATGTTGACTGAGAATCCTAATCAAGGATTTACTCCTACCAACGTACAACTAGCTATTAAGCAACTAGCTGACAATCCTACTGAAGATGCTAAAGCAGTTCTTACAAAAGCATTCGGTGACAAGACTCTAGCAGACAAGTTCATCTCTAAGACCGGTGCGTACCCTGCCCTACGTGGTGTACTAGAGTCAAAAGAGTTGGCTGAAGATGGCTATCGTACTGCGTTCAAGAAGTACACACAAACAGGTGGAGAAGCATTTGCTAACGCTACAATGGTTCGTGGCGATATGAATGAAGCTCAACTTCGCCCTCGTCCTGCACGTGAAGATATTGCAGCTAAAGGCTTTGATGTGAACGATCTACTTCCTTCAACCTTCCAACGAGAAAACGCAGATGCATTGAGACAAGTACAATATACTAATCCAATGGAATCCTCTATTCAATCTTCCATCCCTAAAGGACTATAAAACATGGCAGAGAACTATTCTGACGATAAAGAATACGAAGTAACAGAATCTGATAAAGAGATTGTTAGCTTTGTTACGCACCACACAGACCTATGGAGAAATCATAGAGATGTAAACTACACACAACAGTGGGAAGAGTACGAGCGTTTATGGCGAGGTATTTGGGCTGCTGAAGATAAGATGCGTGACTCAGAGAGATCACGTATTATTACTCCTGCATTGCAACAAGCTATTGAATCTAAGCAAGCTGAGATCAGTGAAGCAGTGTTTGGTCGTGGTGAGTTCTTCGATATCGTTGATGATCGTAATGATGCTGATAAGAATGATGTATTCTTGATCCGCAATCAGATGCACGAAGACTTCAAGATGACTAAGGTCAAGCGTTCTATCGATGAGATTGTGCTTTTAGCTGAGTTATATGGTACTGGTATCGGTGAAATTGTTATCGAAGAGAAGAAAGTACTAGCTCCTGCTACTCAACCTATCGAAGGTACAGACGTTGCAGCTATCGGTGTACGTGAAACTAAGAAGTTCTTGGTAGGTTTGAACCCTATTAACCCACGTAACTTCCTCATTGAACCTAATGCACGTAGTGTAGAGGACTCTTTAGGGGTAGCAATCGAAGAATACATGTCTTTCCATCAGATTATTAAGGGTATGGAAGATGGTGTTTATCGTAAATGCGACATTGCACCTAGCTATGACAGCTCAGATCTAGAACCAGTACAAGAAGAATCTAACTTTATTGACAATAAGATCCCTGTGATCCGTTATTATGGTCTAGTTCCTCGTGAATACATCGAACAATTAGAGAACGAAGAGGGTGAAGTAGTTGATTTGTTCCCTGAAGACTCACAGATGGACGATTATTCTGACCTAGTTGAGGCTATTGTTGTTATTGCCGATGGTCAACACCTACTTAAGGCTGAGAAATCACCTTATATGATGAATGATAGACCAGTTGTTGCCTACCAAGCTGACTCTATGCCCGGTCGTTTTTGGGGTAGAGGTACTGCAGAGAAGGGTTACAACATGCAGAAGGCGATGGACGCACAAGTTCGTGCCCATTTAGACTCTTTAGCATTGACTACAGCTCCAATGATGGCTATGGATGCAACTCGCCTACCACGTGGTGCTAAGTATGAAGTAAAAGCAGGTAAGAACTTCTTGGTTAATGGTAATCCATCAGAGATTATGATGCCATTTAAGTTTGGTGCTACAGATCCGGGTAACCTAACTACAGCAAATGCCTTCCAAGCGATGTTATTGCAGGCTACAGGCACGATTGATAGTAGCTCTATGCCCACCCAAGTAGCTGCCGGTGAAGCGTCAGGAGCAGGGCTCTCAATGGCTCTATCAGGATTGATGAAGAAGAGCAAGAGAACTCTTATTCACTTCCAAGAAGACTTCCTTATTCCGTTCATCAACAAAGCTGCTTGGAGATTCATGCAGTTTGACCCTGATCGTTACCCAGTTAAGGACGTAGAGTTCCTACCTATCTCAACAATGGGCATGGTAGCTCGTGAATACGAACAACAACAGATGATTGGCTTGATGCAGACCCTAGGCAACAGCCCTATCACCCCTGTATTGTTACAAGGTATCATCCAGTCTTCTAGCTTGGCTAATCGTGAAGAGATTGTAGCTACCCTACAGCAGATGTCACAGCCTGATCCTATGGCTCAACAGATGGCTCAGTTGGATGTAGCTATTAAAGAAGCTCAATTACAAGAAACTCAGGCTAAAGCAGCTAAGGCAGCAGCAGAAGCTCAGAAGGCTCAGGTTGAAGCACAGTTAATGCCAATGGAATCTGAAGCACGTATGATTGGTAACATCTCTCGTGGTGCTCGTGATAGTGATGACTTCGAGAAACGTGCCAAGATTGCTGAGTTGGCTCTAAAAGAAGCTGATATGCAGTCTAACGAGAAGATTGCAACAATGCAGATGGCAACAAAAATGCAATAAGTACTTGACAAATGGAGAAAAGTGTGGTATAATATTATCATTATATCATTAACTCATCTCCATGTCAAGGAAAAAGATGAAAAAAGAAATACAAAAGTATTACGAAGACAGATTTGCTATGATGGCTACCCAAGGGTGGAAAGACCTCATAGAAGATGTAGAGACAATGTTAGTAGCCACTGACAATCTAGGTGGAATCAGTACAGTAGAACAACTTCATTTCCGTAAGGGTGAAGTCTCTGTGATGAACTGGCTCAAAAACCTAAGAGATGCTAGTGGTGAAGTATACGAGCGACTACAAGAGGAAGAAGATGCCTCGTAGGATGTTCGATTATACATGTAAGAATTCACACACAACTGAGCACTTCGTTGAAATAGACACAAAAGAGGTTAGTTGTAGTGAGTGTGGCGAGATAGCGACTCGCATTCTTTCCCCTAGTAGGATCTATCTAGAACCTTTTAGTGGCGATCATCCATCGAGTTATGACCGGTGGAATCGAGTGAGAGCTGAGAAGTTGGCACAGGAAAGAAAACAAAACGCTAACAACGGTTCATAAAGGTGTTACGTCCACCTCGAACTATTTTTAAAATCCTAAAATCGCAGAGCGACAGGAGGCATGATGGCTGAATTTATTGAGCAGCAAGAAGAGGGAAACCTCGAAGACTTTGATCAACAACTAGATACTGGTACTACAGATCCTGCATTAGACGCAGACAATTCTCAAGAACCGGAAGACGATTTACCTGCTAAGTATAAAGGTAAAACACCCGCTGAATTAGCACGTATGCATCAAGAAGCTGAAAAGCTAATTGGTCGACAAGCACAAGAGGTAGGTGAAAGTCGTAGATTGTTGGATGAAATCATCAAGCAACAACTCAATGCAAAGCAAGACACGCAGCCACAGGCAAAGACGCAAGAAATTGATTGGTATGAAGACCCTGCTAAGGCAACAAATCAGCAGATCGAGAACAATCCAGTTATCAAGAGTTTGAAGCAACAGCAAGAAGAGATGGCTAAGATGGCTGCTCAACAGAGATTAGAGCAGACGCATCCTGACTATAACGAAATTGCTAGTTCTGATGACTTTGCTGAATGGGTGAAAGCTTCTCGTATCCGTACTGAGTTATTCGCTAAGGCATACAATTTCGATTATGATTCTGCAGATGAGCTATTAAGTACTTACAAAGCACTTAAGAATATCAAGACTCAGCAAGTACAAGCTGCTGATGAGACGCTAAAGAAAGCAGAAACAGAAAAGAGAACACAGTCGCTTAAAGCTGCTG